CCCACCAGTTGAAATCGCATGCGTAACCGATGTCTGCCCACGGCAGGAGCAGCATCGAATTGTTGATGGCGATTACTCGCGCTCGTCCTCGGACTTCTTCGAGCGGCGCGTCCTTGACGGACGGTCCTCCTGCGACGAGGACGATCGTTTCGCCGCGCCAGTCCGGGAACCAGGCCGGCGCTCTTGAGAAGGGTGCTCGGGCGCCAACTTGGCTGCCTCCTTTGCCAAATCCGCCGGGATGGCTCGGCCACGCCGGATCAGGGCCAGCGCGATGTGATCGTCGATATCCACGAGCACGCCACGGCGGATGGTGCCGTAGCTGCCGTGCATGCTGCGCAATGGCTTGATGTACATTCTCTGCCCTCGGACGTAGACGGGCGGCCGGAGCCGCCCGTCAGCTGTCATCAGGTGCCGACGTTGCCGAAGTCGCCCGTGACCAGCGCGCTCGGGCGCTTGACCGCCAGGGCAAGGCGCTTCTCGGCGCGCACCGTGAGCATGTTCTTGACGAAGTTGTCGCGGTCCTCGGACGAGATGAGCACTTCCGCGTCCATGCGGTCGTAAATGGTCGCCGCCATGCGGAAGGCACCGACAAGGAACTCGTCCTCGTCCATCGCCTGAGTGACCACCACCGGCAGACCCCAGAGGCCCGGCGCGTTGACCGAACGCGGGTTAGCCCAGAGATAGCGGTCCTCGCCATCCTTCAGGAGCTCGATCCGCGCCCAGTCGCTCGGGTGCAGCACAATGCCATCCGCCGAATACTCAGCAAGCGAAGCCTGCAAGATGGCAATGCGCAGCGTGTCGATCATCGTGGCGCCGGAAACGGAGATCGGAGCGGAATAATTATCCGCAGCCGTCACCAGACCTTCCAGATGCTCGCCAGTGCCGTCGCCCTTCAGCAGCTCGAGCTCTTCCGCATACTCGAGCCCATAGCGGAGCTCGGTATCGATCTCAGTCTGAAGCTGTGCAGCGTCGTCCATCGCCTGCCGGGCGACATGCACCCAATGGGCGATAGTGCGAACCGCCGCGTCCGCCTTCTGCCAGGCATAAGCAGATTCGGGCTTCTGGACGCCCTCGGAGACCACCTTCGCATTATTGGTGCGGGTGATCTGCTTCACGTACTCGATCAGGTTCGAGTTGGTGCGACCAGCGGGGATCAGATCACGAATGGTCATGCGACGGCGGGGCATCCCGACAATCGCAGACTCACGATCCGACCAAATAAGGTCGCCGGCAGAGCCGGAAGCCGAGGTGATCGCCTGATTGACGCCGATGCGGACAGTGCCGCGAGCGCCGCTGGCAGCGAATGCCTTCAAAGCCTCGCTCTCCGCCACCTGCTGGCCGATAGACTTGGGGGGCTCGCGACCGAAATCACGGTGGGCGGCAAGCTTCTGCTCAAGGTCCTGGTTGCGGGTCTCAAGAGCCTCCAGCTTCTGGCTCAGCNCCGNATGCTTCTCCGANAGCTGATTCTGCTTGTTGATCAGCTCGTCGGCCTTGGNCTTCACCTCGGCGCTCACGGTGCCGGAGTCCTTCGCCTGCTTCAGAGCGTCCTCGGCAGTGCGCTTCACATCATCACTGATGCGAGTGAGCTCCTGCTTCACATCACGGAGNAGCTCTTCAAGCTTGGCAGGGTTGGCTTCGTTGCGCACCGCACCGATCACAGCAGTCGGACGCGCAGCCATCAGAGCCGCAGCGCTCACGCGCGGCATAAGATGCTTCCTCATTTTTCCGATCCTTAGATTGAACGAATTTGAGCTAAGAGGTCCTCGACCTCCTTGATGACGGCAGCGTCCTGCATGCCGGTTGGGGCAGCGCTCGGCGTGCCCCCTTTCAGAGCGCGGAGCAGTTCGCGCCGCTCTGATCTCGAAACACCCGCCCGCGCGAGCAGGGTGTCAAACTTATGCAATGCGGCGACCTGCCGGCCCGCATCTCTCTCCATCTTGGTCGCGATCTCGTCGGACGACAGGAGCGAGTCCGCGAAACCCTTCTCGACGGCTTCGGCGCCACCGATCCACGTCTCGCGGTCAAGCATCTTGGCGATATCCTTGGCCTCGAGGCCGGTGCGCGCCGAGTAGATGTCCACCGCCGCCTGGTCGAACGGCTCAAGCCATTCAGCGACATCTCGCAGCTGGTGACGGTCGCCAACAGCGACCACCCAGGTATTATGGATCATCAGGAAGCCAGCACGGGCTATCTGGATTTCGTCACCCGCCATAGCGATGACCGACGCAGCCGAGGCCGCGATGCCGAGCACCTTGACCGTCACCTTACCCGGATGATCCCGGAGCATGTTGTAGATCGCCAGGCCCTCGAAATAGTCACCGCCAGGGCTATTGACGTTGACCACCACATCCTTCTTGCCAATCGACCGCAGCGCGGCAGAGATGCGCTTGGACGTGACGCCCTCGCCCCAGAAGTCTTGGCCGATCACGTCAAGGATGGAAATGCTGTTGTCGTCGTCCTTTGCCGCCGCGTGGACCTCAGGGTTCCAGCGGTTGAGCGCCGAGGGCATGATCTCGGTGCGCAGCCCCGGTCGCGCCGTGATCTCCGCCTGCGGCAGCTTACGCTTGCTCATCTTCTCGCTCCTTGTTGAGACCGAGCCAATTCATAAGGGCCGCACGGACCTGGCTGCCTTCTGGCTGCTGCCCGAGGGCGTCCAGCGGGACCATGGCCGACTGCACCGTGAGCTTGTCGGCGCTCGCGTCGTCGCTCTTGCGCAAGTTGAGCTTCGTCCTGCCCTCATTGCGGGTCATGAGCCCATTGTTGACCATCTGCGAGAGGAACGCGGCCTTGGCCTGCGAATCCATTTGCAGAAGGGCCTCGCGGTTAAACTCCGCATACTTCCGGCGATTGCCGGTGGGGCGGATCAGTTGCTTCTTAATCCGGGCCTCTATCCGGTCACAGATCGGATCAATGCCAAGCGTCAGCCATGCGATGAGGATAGACTCGACGCCCGTCCCCCACATGGTCTGGCCCTGAGCAGCGTGGCCGATGATGATCGGTGGCACACCAAACCAGCGGCAGATTTCCTCGACATCAAAGCGTCGGGTCTCAAGCATCTGGGCGTCTTCCGGATTGAGCGAGACGCCCTGCCACTTCACTCCTGCTTCAAGGATGCCGATACCGCCGGCATTATCGCTGCCCATCAGCGGCTCGACCAGAGACTTGCGCGCCTGTGCACGCTGTTCCGGCTTGAGCGTCTGATCAAAGAGAAAGAAGCCCGTTGGCCTCATCCCGTTAGCGAATGTCTTCCCCGCCGCTTCCTGTGCGGCCATCGCGGCGCCCAAGGAATTCGTGCCGGCGGCGATAGGCGAAAGTCCCTCGTCCGGATTCTTCAGGCCCTGCCCGAAGCCCTTCACATGGAAGACCTTTTCGCGCGGCAGCTCCTCGTACTTACCCCGGTCGCTCACCCGGTAGACGAGCGTGCCGTCCGCCTTCCGAGCAGGCCGGCAGTGCGTGCTCATGATCGGCTGTAGAGCGGACAAGGTTCTGCCAGTGTAGACCTTCTCGGCATACGCATTGCCGGTGGTCATCATCCAAGCGACAATGCACTCCCAGAATTCGAGCGGCGTCTGATCTTCATTCGGGCTGCCGTCCGCTCCGATCACCTGGGCAATGTCATCGTCAACGCGAACGCGATCATCGTCATCACGCTTCTCGAAGATATGAAGCGGAAGCGACGACACCGCCTGTGCGTTGAGCTTGATGCAGGCCCAGACAGTCGCAAGCTGCATCGCCGTGTCGAGNGTGACGATCTTGCCCGACGAGCTTTCGCGNCCGAACAGNTGCGACCANCCCAGNCCGTCCGACAGTCGCAACCGGCGCTCCTTCGCGATCTCATCNGAGATGGCGTTGAAAAGCTTGAACGGTGCGGCAACAGCCTTGACAAATGCGTTCATCGGCCCATCGCCATCACAGGATTGGAGAGGAAATCATCAAGATCCATCGGCTCAGCTTCGACATGCGTCCCGGCCACCGCCCTCGCCATCGCAAGGGCCACCATGCCATCGATCCGCCCAGAAGCCTTCGCCTTGTCGAGCTTCCTGTTGCCAGCCGGGTCTGCCGTCACCACCGCATTCGCCGCGCACATGGTCAGAACCGGGTGATTGCCGTGCACAACCTTGCCCTCAAGCAAGTCCGCCTCAAGCTCGCGAAGCGCAGGAGACATAGACTGATAGCCCTGCCCCATCGGCTCGAAGATCGCATGGTCGCCTTCAATCTGGTCCTCGGTGAAACCGGCCTTCAGGAGCCACGGGCGCAAGTGCCGGAAATTCCATCGGTCGAATGCAATCTTGCGGACGTCCATCTCCTGGCAGTCTCGCCAGAGTGTTGTCGCCACGAACTCATAATCAACCGTCTTTCCGGGCGTCGTGCGTAGATACCCTTCCCGCGCCCACACATCATAAGGAACCCGGTCAGTCCGCGACTTCTCTGCGATGCCTTCGCTCGGCAGCCAGAAGGTCGGCTTGACGTGCCAGGCGCCGTCGATCCACGAGATCCAGACTTTCGCGGTCAGGTCATTAACGCTCGACAGGTCCAGCCCGCCATAGACCGGGCCGTCGAATTGTTTCGCCACCTTGCCGCCGCAGGCCGACCACACCGCCCGCGACACGAATGGCGAGTACATCTCGACCCTCTGGTTGAGGATCAGGTTGCGATACTCCGGCTCGCGGCTCGGCATCCGGCGGGCATCCTCGGCCATCGCCAAGATTTCATCGGCATTCTGGAAGTCCCCGAAGGCCGGGTTCGCCAGCCGGATTGTTTCCGCATCGAACGGGTCCGCATCATCCGGCGCGGTATAGAGGGACAGCACGACACGAGGGTCTGCCCCCGTCTGGGCATCATCGATCAGAACCGAAAGCAGGTCGTTCGGGTTCGGCGCCTGCGTCGAGATGATGATCGAGAGCGGGTTCTCCTGCGCACCGGTAGCTGTTTCCAGCGCCTCGTACAGCTCCGAGCGCGGCCCCCTCACCTGCCCAAGTTCGTCATGGACGATGAACACTGGCGAAAGCCCATATGCCGTGGAGGCTTCCGCCGACAGCGCCCGGTAGAGCGTCCCTAATTCCTCGCAATAAAGCTGCTTCGCGGTATCACGTACCGTCACCACAGCATTGAGATCGGGTGACATGCGCACCGTCTTGGCCGCGAGGCTGAACAGGATCGCCGCCTGATCGCGCGATTGAGCCGCCGAATAGAGCTGGCTGTTCGGTCTCGCCTCCGGCCCGCACAGGTGCAGGAGCAGGAGCCACGCCGCCAA